TTGGGAGCACTCTTTCCTTTTTCAGATTTTGTAATAACTATATTACATTGATAGTCATCTGGAAATTGTAAACGGACTTCCTTATCGGCGTTCGCCAACTCACCAGTGGTTGCTTTACCTTTCATGGTATCCATCTTAGCACCAGTGGTATTGAAAGCACTGGCAGATGCTGGTGCTGATGTTGATCCAGCCTCTCCAAAAATAGCAGTGCCCTCGTTATTATAATCACCAAAAATATATGTGTACCAAGCATTCAAAAACTTGAGTGGTGTCATATTAGCATCACACATCCACCCTAACTGGAAGTCGGTGTACAATCTAGTGTGAGCATAGTTTACAGAACCTTCACCTAGTCTTCTGCCTGAGTGTGTTCCAGTTGCTGCTTGTACGTTAGGTAACTGTGCCTCTTCACAAAATACTTTAAGGACAGAAGCAGCATCAACACTGTTCATCTCTTCATCATTAGATGGTGCTTGCCCTTTACCAAACTGTGAAAAATTGACTCCCATATTTGTCATATGTGATCGTAGGTTATCAGTTCGAGAGAAATCAAACTGTACGTCGAAGTTATTACTGAAAGACATACCACCCTGTTGGGCGATAATATCTACAAACTTACCTAAGCTTCCTTTTGCCACGCTAAATATGGATAGTTGGTCCAACTATATTTATCATGGCATATTCAGGTGTGTATAAACCAACCCACCCACAAAAATACAAGGGTAATCCAACCAGGATAATCTATCGTTCTTTGTGGGAAAGAAAATTTATGTATTTCTGTGATCATAATGAGAGTATTGTTGAGTGGGGTAGCGAGGAAGTAATCATTCCTTACCGTTGTCCTACTGATGGAAGAGTACACAGATACTATCCTGACTTTTATATTAAAGTTGTATCTAAAGCTGGTGTTATCAGCAAGTATCTCATTGAGGTTAAACCTAAGAAGCAAACCAAACCACCGAATGATAAACCAAAACGTAAGACTGCCTCTTGGAAGAGGGAAGTCCTAACCTACGCTAAGAACCGCGCTAAGTGGGAGGCAGCAGAGGACTTCTGTGAGGACAGGCAGATGAAATTTTTAATCCTCACCGAAGATCACCTAGGAGTCTAAAATGGCAACTGGATTCAAGTCCATCCAACGTAACACAGTAAATGATGACACTGGTTACGAGACTTTGTTCGAGAAAGTAACTAAGAAGACAGAGGGAGAGAAAAAACCTTTGTCTTGGTATCGTGCCGCTGTTAAATCCGAAGCGAAAGCATATGGTACTGACAATCAAAGATATATTTCTGCTGAGAAAAGAGATAGCACTGGCAATAAAAATGAACAAGATCAGAACATGGTCCGCCGCTATGTAGTAGCGGGACACCTTTACATGTTTGAATACAAAGCAAAGATGAGATGGTTACCTTATTACGATAGGTTTCCTCTTATCTACTGTATTAAGTCCAATAAGAATGAGTTTTATGGTGCTAACTTACATTACCTACCGATCAAACGTAGGATTTTAGCGGTAAATAAATTACTTAAGCATAATCGTATCGAGTTTCCCAAGAAGTGCTTCCATAAATACTTGCACTCTCATGTAGACGGATTCTATCTTGATCTCGCCAGTGCTGAATGGGACACCGCCATTTTGCTACCAACCGAGGACTTTGTTAAGGATGTTAATGGTCATGTCTTTCCTTATCCTAAAGAGGATGTGTGGAGAGAAACTAATGATTCCTACTACGATAATATCAAAGCCCAACGTGTAATCGAAGGGTATGGTAAAGCATCTAGCAAACAAATGGTAAAATAAATGCCCGAGACTCTCAATTTATTATCAAACTTAAAAAATTCTACGGGTGCTAGCACGGTAATAAAGTATCCAAGGAATCTATTTGAAGGTTCTACTGACTATGTAAAGTTTCAGTTTTACAAGTACAAAGGACCTTTTAGTGGCAACTCAGGTGAAACTGGCAAACAGAAAGACACCAAAGGCGGCGACATCAGCAATGATTATGCCAAGTATAATCAAGCAGGTGCTCTATATGAATCATACCATGGTGTTAGTAACATTATGATGTACATGCCTGAGGATGTCAACGCTGAGTATGGAGCACAATGGAATGGTAAAGACTTCAGTAACATTGGTGCTGAAGTCCTGAGAGGTGCTGGTGGTGCCCTGAGCGGTGATATAGGCAACACTGCTAACGCTATCGGTCAGTTGATCAAGAACGCTGCTGGTGCCCTCCCAACAGCAGCAGCAGAGGCAATTGCTACTGGCATCAATGCTACAGGTATTGGTAATGTAACTACAAATGATGTACTAGGTAGTTCACTCGGTGTTGTATTAAATCCTAACACTGAGTTGCTGTTCAGTGGATTTCAAATGAGAAACTTCTCTTTGAAATTTAGAATAGCACCTAGAAATAAAGACGAAGCAAATGATATGAGAAAAATCATTGGCACCTTTAAGAAAGTTGGGTTACCTACTTACGGTAGAGATGCTGGTGGTTTATTAGATCTTAATGCTCACTTTAAAGGTCTAAGACCTAAGGGAGATCCACCAGAAACTAATGCTGATGAAGAACCAGCTGCTACTGGTGATGAAAATGGTCCCACAGATGAAGAACAATCATTAGCAAACTCTAATGCTAACTACATTGGTGTGCCAGGGTTGTGTCAAGTAAAATTCATGCACAAATCTGGTTTACATCCTCATCTACCACAGTATAAAATTTGTGCTATCACAAATGTTTCAGTAAACTACACACCTGATGGTGTGTACGCCACATATCATGAAGGTGGAGCACCAGTTGCTGTTGACTTGACCATCGGATTCGCTGAAACAAAACTTGTATACTCTCAAGACATTAATCTAAACGGAGCAACATACTAATGTACTTTAGTTTTTTACCATCAGTATCAATTGATGTAAAACCTATTAGGTATCCGTTCTCGGAGTCTGATTTTGTAGTCGCTAAAAATTTCTTTAGAAGATACAAGTTATCAGACACAGCTTTTAACTCAGCAGTATATTATAGAGAGTATGCTATTAATGATGACGTTAGATTAGATCAAATTTCTGAAGCAGTATATGGTAACCCAAACTATGACTGGGTGATTGCTTTAGTGAATAGCATGATGAATCCTTTATTTGATGTGCCTATGAGTGAGAATGATTTAAGAAAACATGTTGAATCTAGTTACAAGAACCCATACTATGACATACATCACTACGTAGTGATCAATAAAGAAGAACAACTTGAAAAGTTTGGACAAGTAATTTATCCTCCTGATACTATTGTAGACGAAACATTCTATAATAATAAAATTACTTTAGAAGCAGCAGTATTTCCAGACTTAAATCCTATTTCTGAAACAATTATATCTACAAACAATTTTGTTTTTGACACAGCAGAAAACGATGACGTGACATACGAGTCATTTAATACTTTCCGTGGGACTGTATCAAGTCTTGATTTTGTTCCTACCTTAAGAGATGATGGTTATAGATCCACAACACAAATGATTCTAGGTAATGGTGGACCAGGATCTCAACAGTATGTTATTACTGTACCTATTGACACCACCACTTACGATACCATCAAAGTTTATGCTGGTAAGGAGAACTCCCCACTACCAGGAGAGACATTAAAGGTTGGATATATTTTAGATGGTGGACAGTTGAGTGATGCAGTATTCTTTGCTGATCTTTTAGACTCCACTATGCCTGATGGTATCTACAATGTGAATGTTGCTTTCCCAGAACTAGGTAGAGCACCTAACACTGAGATTATTTTCATGGTAGAAAGAGATACTACTGGACAATCAGATCAGTTTGCTATTCAAAGTTTCACATTAGAAGGATCTTATGTTCAAGTTACTCCTCTAGATTTTGAGTGGAATAAAATTGATGATGATAATTATGTCATCGATAGTGTATCATGGACAAGAACTGGTGGTAACTGGTACAAAAAAGTTAGCACTGGATTTAGATACTACGAAAATACTACAGGAGATCTCAAAGAGGTAGCAAGTAGTGAATTATCTAGACCTGTTACTGAGTTTGAGTACGAACAATACGAAAATGAAAAGAAACGTGAGATTTTTATACTCAAACCAAAATATCTGACAGCATTGGTAGATGACTTCAAGAAAGCAGCACTATACAAGCAGTCATCTGACTTTATATCTAATGGTCTGAAGAAGTCTGGAGTTTGATCGACTTTTTTGCATAAAAAATGGCGGGAAAAATTTTTCCCCGCCGATGGAATTCACTAGTCCAATTCGTAACACGCTGACCGTGCTAGTTCTGGATTTTTTTTCAGTGCTCTGTGTACATGACCATGTACATCTGTCTCTAGAGAATGATGTGCTCTGATATGAATCAACTCAATCATTCCTAGACTTCCAACGAACAGTAAGTTCATTACTGTGACGGGGTGGAACACCACCCCCATAATTTTCTTAATCAATCGTCGTTAGCGAGAGCAGCGAAGTAAGACAGAGCATCATCGTCATCAGTAGAAGCAGTAGGCTTCAGGTTGTTCAACTCTTCCTTCATAGACTGAGGGACAGGAGTGGAC